TGTATAGCTGATTGATGATTTTGTTTGTGTATGTTATTATTTCTTTTTTTGAGAAATATAAAAATTAATATTATAATACAGGCTAAAGATATAAATATATATTTAAGATTCATTTGTTATTATATTTAATCAAGTTATTAAACAAAAAAAATGAATTAAAAATCTGTTATAAATTGATTATAAAAGTTGTATAATATTAATAAAAATATAAGTACTAATAATATATAAATAATAATAGTATATATTAATATAATATTAGAATGAATTGTATTAAAAATATTGAAATTAATGATGATTTAAAGTCAATATGTCGTATTGAAACATCGAAAATAAAAATAGGATTTGACTCTACTGAATTTAATAATAATTGCAATTATGAAATTGCGAATATAGACAAAATGACATTGTCAAAAATAAGTGAAATTGAAGGTAAATGTATTGGTTCTGGATATGTTCTTCCAAAAAGTATTGAAATACTCCGTAGAAGTGATATATATTTTCCATTAGAATCTTTAAGTTTAAATTATTCTTTGGATGTAGATTATAAATATATAATTTGCAATCCTAATCCTGGTTCTATTATTAACTGTAAAATAGAAACAACTAATAAAATTGGAGCTTTAGGTAAAATCAACAGTGAATGTTCCCCTTTAATTATTATAATTCCATCTGATTTATGTACAAGTAGTTATCAAATAGATGTAATAAATAATTTGAAAAGTGGTGATGTTGTGAAAGTAAAAATAGTTGGAAAAAAATTTGAACAAAATGATAAAAAAATAACATGTATTGGGGAACTATATGATGAGACTGATAATACCGATGATGTGAATGCAACTGATGAGACTGATAAAACAGATAATGCGGATGTAACTGATGAAACTGATGAGACAGATGATGCGGATGCAACTGATGATACAAGTAATTAGATGATTATAATTGATTATATTAAATAATTTACAAAAAAATGACTATTTAAAAATGATAAAATGTTTTTATCAAGAAGATAAGAATCAAAAAATATATAAAACAAAAAATATATAAAACAAAAAATATATAAAAAAATATATAAAAAAAATAATGGATTCTTTAAATAAATCAAAACAACTTAAAAGATATACTATGTTTCCTATTGAATATCCTGAGGTGTGGAAAATGTATAAAGCGCATTTAGCTGCATTTTGGACAGCTGAGGAGATAGATCTATCAAAAGATGTTGTAGATTGGGCTAAATTGTCAAATGATGAAAAGCATTTTATTTCTATGATTTTGGCTTTTTTTGCAGGTAGTGATGGTATTGTTTTGGAAAATTTAGTAGAGAGATTTATGACTGATATTGATATTCCTGAAGTACGTGCTTTTTATGGATTTCAAATTGCAGCAGAAACTATACATTCTGAAACATATTCATTGATGATTGAAACATTAATATCTGATAATTCAAAATCTGTATTATTTGATGCAATTAATAATTTTGAATGTATTAATAAAAAAGCAGTATGGGCAACAAAATGGATTGCGGATAAAAATAGTAGTTTTGCTAAAAGACTAGTAGCATTTGCTGCTGTTGAAGGTATATTTTTCTCTGGTGCATTTTGTTCTATTTACTGGCTTAAGAAAAGAGGGCTAATGCCTGGATTGTCATTAAGCAATGAATTTATAAGTAGAGATGAAGCTCTTCATACGGAATTTGCTGTATTAATTTATAATACATTTTCAGAGAAATTAAGTACTGATACAATTACTGATATTATAACGGAAGCGGTTTCAATTGAAAAAGAATTTATAATTGAATCTTTACCATGTAATTTAATTGGTATGAATTCGAATTCAATGTCGGATTATATTGAATTTGTAGCGGATAGATTGCTAGTTCAATTAGGATGTTCTAAAGTATATAATAAGAAAAATCCTTTTGTATTTATGGAAATGATTTCTATGGAAGGAAAAACAAATTTCTTTGAGAAAAGAGTATCAGAATATTCTAAAGCTGGAGTAAGTAAAAATAGTGATTCTCTTGAATCAAATTTGAAAACTTTTAGTTTATCTGCAGAATTTTAATATAAATCGTAAATTTTAATTTTAAAAATATAGATCATCAAATATATAATTATCTAATAAATTACTATTTATTAAACAAATAATATCTATTTATAAGATAAATGATATAAATATGATGTAAGATTGAAGTAGTGACGTCACTATTTTTTCTCTTATTTTATTTTTACCTGTGCGTTTAATAATATAACACTACATTAAGGATGAAAAAAGACATTAAGTGTCTTCAAGGCATCATTATTTTTCAAAAATATGTACGAATTTATATGCATTCTCAACAATATTTAAACGAAAGAATTTATAAATGTAGAGAAATTTGCGCTTCTTTATTAGAAAATATAAACTCTTGTTTTCTTTTTAAAAAAATAAATATTAATTTGTACCACACATGTTTAACAAAATTAGAAATAATTAAAAAATTAATAAATGTTGCGTTAAATGATGGGCTATCACTAAATAAAAAACATTATAATTTATCAAAGGCTTCTAACGAAATAACAAATACTTTAAAATATATTACTTGTGCTGATGTAAAAATATTATTAAACTGGGTTACAAATAATAATTGGTCAGATGATAAAGAAAGTTATAAGGATTTTAAAGATATTGATGAATATGATTTTGTTGAAAAATATTTTTTACCAATTCGATTTTGGGAAAATAAAATAGAAGATATAAGCATTTCTTCTCCAGATGATATAGTTAAAATAGATGTTAAAAATAATTATACAGAAATTACAATTTATGATATGTTAGGTGATAGACAATATACATTATGTGGTAATTTCAAAAAAGATCCAATAAAATTAGCAAATATTTCTGAATTTTACAAATTAAAATCAGAAGAAATAATAAAAGTATTATATACAACTTTAAATGATATTCCAAATGAATTTAAAATAAAATTTTTAGAACAAATGTGTATTGATGATATTATTGGTAAAGATATAAATATTATAGTTGAGGAAATAGAAACAGCATATAAAAATGTAAAAGAATATAAAAATATGCCACTAAATTTATTAGTTACTCAATTTATGAATGCAAATTATCGACAAAAATCTTATATGTTAACATTACTTGTTTTATATGAAACATATACTAGATATATTGCAACTGTACTATTTGACTTTTTAATGACTAGTTTGAAATCAGAATTGCATTTATTATATTGTGAAATGCATTGGACTATTCAAAAATTATTTGAATATTCATATAAAGAGACATCTGAAAAATTAAAAAGTATTGATATAAATTTGGATACAATATCATTAGAGAAAAGATTATTATTATCTAAAGCACCGGAGGAAGCAAAATTGAAAGCAATGGAAAAAATGAGAAATGTAAATTCTTCAGAAGGAGGAACTAAATCTCAACAATGGATTGAAGGATTTTTAAAAATTCCATTTGATAAAATCAAAACTCATAAAGTAATTGATGAATTAGATAAATTTAAAAAAGCATTAACTGATATATTACCAACTCTAAAAAAAATTAAACGCTATTCTGTTATTTCAAAATTACAAATTGATACGTGTCATACAATTGATATATTTTTTTATCATGTTACTGTAATACACAAATCGATTAAAACACCTAGACAAATAGATAAATTAAGTGACACAATTATTATTACGGATTCTACAAATTTAAATGTCGAAGATGATTCAAATATTAATAATTTAATGCAAGAATTAATAACACCTTCTGTTTCTGATTCACATAGTATTTCTACACAATCATCATCATCTATTGCAAATTGGAATAAATTAGATTTTACAGATAATGATATACCAATAAAAGAACGTTTAACTATAGAAAATGGTTCAATAAAAAAAAAGTGTGAATATGTTGGAGTTGCAGAGGGTATTATTGATAATCCATTAGATACCGAAAATAATAATAATAAATCTGAATTTGGATATAGTGAAAAAACTATATTTCATGAATTAAATAAACTTAATAATCTTTGGGAAATTTATAAAGTAGAAAGAAAATCATATATTTTAAATGTCAAATCAAAACTTGATAAGGCGTGTTATGGACATGATGAAGGTAAATTAGAAATCCAAAGATTAGTTGGACAATGGATTAATGGTAATACAGAAGGTACTGTTATTGGAATTCAAGGACCACCAGGTAATGGTAAAACTACATTAGCAAAAATGGGTATTGCTTCATGTTTATTAGATTCTGACAACTCTCCTAGGCCTTTTGCTATGCTTGCTCTGGGTGGTAGTTCTAATGCTTCTACACTTGTAGGACATAATTTTACTTATGTTGGTGCTTCTTGGGGAAAAATAGTCGATATATTAATAACAAAAAAATGTATGAATCCTATAATCTATATTGATGAAATTGATAAAGTAAGTAGAACAGAACACGGTAGAGAAATAATAGGAATATTAACACATTTAACAGATTCAACACAAAATGATCAATTTGAAGATCGTTATTTTTCAGGTATTCATTTAGATTTATCAAAAGCTTTAATAGTAATGTCATTTAATGACGCATCATTAATTGATCCTATATTAAAAGATAGAATGCATATTATTCGAACAAATCCTTTAACAAATAATGATAAGATTAATATTGTAACTGATTATGTTTTACCATCTATTTTAGAAAAAGTTGGTTTTTCTAAATCTGATATTTTAATTGATAAATTTGCAATTGAATATCTAATTAATACATTTACATATGAAGCGGGTGTTCGAAAATTGAAAGAATTCCTTTTTGAAATAATTAGAGAAATTAATTTATGTTATATTTGTGATTCTAAAAATATTACATTACCTTTTACAATTTCAATTCAATATTTGAATGAACTTTTTAAGAAAAAGCATAAAATTAAAATTAAATCTATACATATTACTCCAAGTGTTGGATTAATTAATGGATTATATGCAACAACCGCAGGTATTGGTGGACTTACAACAATAGAAGTATTAAGAACATATAGTACTTCTTTCCTAGAATTGATTCTAACTGGTAATCAAGGAGATGTTATGAAGGAATCTATTAAATGTGCTAAGACAATTGCTTGGAATCTATTATCTAATGAAAGAAAACAAAAATTACTTAAAAAACATTCCAATAATTGGTTAACATTAAAAGATAGAGATTCAGGCAATGATTATTTCTATAACGAAAAAACCAAAGAATCAACTTGGAATAAACCGAATGATTCAAATCTTACAAATAGTTTCGGATTACATATTCATACACCAGAATGCGCGACACCAAAAGATGGCCCAAGCGCTGGAGCTGCAATTACAATTGGTATTTTATCACAATTAACTGAAATTCCAATTAAAAATGATATCGCATTAACCGGTGAAATTGATTTAAACGGTAATATTACAGCAATTGGAGGAGTTTGTTCTAAATTAAGCGGAGCATTTAAAGCCGGAGTTGTACACGCATTTATACCATTCGAAAATAAAGATGATTATGATGAAATTATAAGAGAAAATAAACTACCCGAATTAACTAATAAAACCATAAATTTTAAAGTAAGTCTTGTATCGCATATTAATGAATTAATACCTCAAGTTTTAGTTGAGAATGACGAAACATTTGTATATAACAGAACAAGATCAAATACTGTATAAATAAAATTTATAATAATTTTTTTAAAAAAAATGATAATTTTAATTGTTTAAACATCTTCATATAATATAATACAAATAAGTTAGAACAAAAATATAAAGAATCATTTTTGTATTTTAAATGTCTGCAATTATCAAAAATAAAAATGAAGTAGATAATAGACTTATTAAATCTATTAATAGACAATCAATAAATAACTCAAATATTAAACACATTTTAAAGTGTTATTGCTCTAATAATATAAAATTAAAAAAATTTATTATTAATAAATATGGAATTATTAATAAGTGGGATGTATCTCAAGTTACAGATATGAGTGAATTATTTAAAAACTATTTGTTTTTTGATGAAAATATTTCAAATTGGGATGTATCCAATGTAACTAATATGAAAGATATGTTCACAAATGCAAAAAGTTTTAATCAACCTCTTAATAAATGGAATATGGCAAAAGTTACCAATACTATGAATATGTTTTCCAATACAGAATCATTTAATCAACCTCTGAATTATTGGAATGTATCCAATGTAAGAAATATGAATAGTATGTTTTATATGGCATTAGAATTCAACCAACCAATTGATAGTTGGGATGTATCCAATGTAACAACAATGAATAGTATGTTTCATATGGCAATTAAATTCAACCAACCAATTGAGAATTGGAATGTATCAAATGTCAAAAAAATGAGAAATATGTTTTGCTTATCATATTTTAATAAACCAATTGATAGTTGGAATGTATCAAATGTTGAAAATATGGAATGTATGCTATATTTAGCACATGATTTTAACCAACCACTCAATAATTGGAAAGTTTCTAATGTTACAAATATGAAAAATATGTTTTGCAGAGCAAAAAATTTTAACCAACCACTCAATAATTGGGAAGTTTCTAATGTTACAAATATGGAAAATATGTTTTGTGGTGCAATTACTTTCGATCAGTCTCTTATTGAATGGAATATTTCGATTGATTGTAAAATAAAAGGTTTTTTGGATAATACAAAATCTTTAAACAAATCTTTTAAAGAGAATGTTTTAAATAAATATAATAATAGCAAACGTATATCCAATAAATCAAATAATATTATATTAAGTAAAGAAAGAAGTGATATTTTTATCAAAAAATTACTACCAAAAACTAATAACTACTTAAAGAATATTATTAATAAAATTACAATTATTAAAAAATAAAAAAATAAAAAAAAAATAATGCCACCATTGTATATTATATAATATATAATGTCGGGTCCCAAGTCCGAAAACTAAAGCTGCAGAGGGTTTTATAATATTTATATTACATTTTTTATATAAGTAGATAATATATTTTTTTTTTTAAATAATTACAAAAATTTGTATGTTTTTCCAAATATTCTGTAGAATAATTAAAATTTACTAACCATTCTATATGATCGGAATTTAATTGATGAGTCCATAAAAATCCTGGTATTTTTCTTTCATGATCATATGCATTAAATAATTGTTCTGAATTAGAAGGTATACAAATCATTGGAATACTTAGTTTAAAATTTTCATAAATTGTTTCAACTCCACAACTACTTATAACTCCAATACAATTTTTTCTAATATTATGAAAATCGGAACTCACTTTTTTAATCAAAATATTATCAGATAATTCAGATAAAACAGCTTGTTCGGGAATAAAATCCAAAAATATATGAAAATTAAATTTTTTAAATTGTGACATAATATTATAAATTGAAGTTGATGGTATAATATTGAAATAACATACTATTATATTTGAAGATCTCTGAGAAATTTTATCAAAATTTGAAATTAATGGTGGTATTGTCAAATGATTTTTATCACATATATCTTGACAATCTATTGCAATTTTATGTAATCTCAAATTTGAATTATGTATCATATAACTACTAAATAAAACTGCATTTTTAGAAAATTTATCAAATTTATCATCTAACATAATTTTATCATAATCATTATCAAAATTTAAACGATTTTGCGTACTAATATTAAATACTGGTTGTGTTAAACAAGTCATTAATTTTATTGGTAAATGTAAATTTATAAAAAAACTTGGATTTCTTTCCGAAACAAATTTAGAAATTATTTTATAATCTAAAAAACTATATTTTAATATATATCTTATTGTTTCATTTATTAGATAATCAATTCGTTGTTCTTTTACAAATTCTGGCTCTTCTAAATTCAATAATTCTATATTATTTTCTTGAGCATAATTATTAACAATTTCTCTATAATTACCAGCAATTATTCCTATACATTTAAATTCATTATTTAATAAAGTAATTAATTCTTTCATTTGTGTAAAATGACCAATGCCATTTGTTTCAAGGAGAATAATATACGTTCCTTTTATTTTTGGAGTCAAAATATTCTTAAATTCATTGTTAAAAGAAGAAATATTAAAAAAATTATAAACTAAACCATTAATCATATTATTTGCTAAATAAAACATTTTATTTTCAATACATAACTTACACGTTTCAATTATTGTCTTATTTTGAGATATTGTATTAAATGACATAATTAAATATACTTACAAATATTTTTATATTTTTCAGTCGCATATATAAAAAGATTAGCTTTATTTTTTTTTGCTTTCTACGGTAATGCTATTTCAAAATATTTCATAAAGTTTTCTGTGTTGTGATGCCAATGATTATGAAAGTATCCAGTATTTACTTGTTGATATAATATTAAAAACGTTCTAATGTCAAGTCCGGAAAAAACCTGCAGAGGGAATTTTTTATTTTTCTTTTCCAATATTCATTTTTTTATTCTTTATATAAAATCTATTGTTAATTGATTCATTTATAAATTCTAAATGACTTACTAAAATAATAGAATCAAATATATTTAATAAAGATTCTAAAAAATTTGGTATTTTTTGTAAATGATTTTTATCACAAGAGGTAAATCCTTCATCTATTATAAATTGACTTTCATTATTTGATGATGTAAGAGTAAAAAACGATAATCTAAGACAAATTGCTATTATAAAATATTCAAATCCACTTAATTTTTCTAAAGTTATATTAACATTATTGTTTTTAGCATAAAATAAAAAATTACCATCATTGTCAATATTAAATTGTAATGTAATTGTCGGTTCGATATTTGATATAAATTTATTAGTATTTTCGACTAGTTGCGGCAATATATGTTTTTTATATAACCAAATACTATAATTATTATAAAACTCTTCCAAATTCTTTAATTTTGAAACTTTTTCATCTATATCTTTGATATTTTCATTATATGTTTCTAACTTTATATTTTGATCTAGCTCTTTATTATATTCATACTCGTATATTTGCAAATCAGAATGAATGGATTTTACATTTTCTCGTAATTTATTGATTTCTTCAATATTCTCTAAATTCTTATCAAATTTATTTTTATATTCAGATATTTGTAACCAATATTTCAATTCAATTTGTTTTGCTTTTTCATTCTCAATATTTGATAATTTATCACATGAGTTTTTCTCTAAAATATTTAAACTGTTAAATTCTTTTGTATATTTGTGAAAATAATTATATTCATATTTTTTCCATTTTTCTAAATTACTTTTTGCAATTGTATACAAAGCACTCACAGAAGCGTCCATAGCATTTTGACAATCTAATTTATTTAATTTGTCTTTTATATCTGATATAATATTTTCAATACTTTTGATTTTTGCTTCAATTTTTTTCATATTCTCGTAATATTTGAAACTCTTTTCATATTGTTCTACTTGGTGATTTAATTCGTATAGTCTATTTTTATTTTTTCTTATTTTTATAAGATTTAACAAGATATTTCTCTTATCCTCTAGTTTTTTACAAATATTACCAACATTTAATTTTTTTCTATCTATTTTAGTTATTGTTGTATTGTATGTATTCCATTGTTCTTTTAGTTTTGAATATTCACCAAATAATATTTTTTTTTCATTATAAGCAATTATCCACTCATTTGTTTTTTGTATAATCTCAAAATTTGGATAAATAATTTTCTTTTCATCTTCAATGTATGTTTGTGATTCATTTTCTAATTCTTTTTGTAAATTTACCAAGTTTTGGTATTGAATTCTAAGAGGTTGTTTACAACATGCTTCACATTTCGGATTAAATGGTACATTTTTAAGAGTTGCATTTATATTTAATAAATCTATTTGATTTTTTTCAATTTTTTGTGTATTGATATCTACTTTTTCGGAGTGAACTTGCCATTCTTTTTGTTGTACATTATATATAGCTTGTTTCGCTAACAACTTATCATATTTTTTTTCATTTGTCTTAATATAAGCTAGCAAATATTCAATTTTTTCAATAGATATTTTTGGAACAAATAAATTTGTAGAGAATGAATTGATCTTATCATATTCAAGTTCTTTATTTTTTTCTAGAAGACTAATTTCCTTTAAAATTGTATTCTCACATAGTAAATTTGATGTGTCAAATTCTGTTTTTTTTAAGTCTTCTAATTCTTTTATACAATCATCATAATTAATTTTTGGTATTTCGCCTTCGTAAACAAGAGTTTGTTTCTCTTCTAATAATGCATTCAATTTTATAGTATTTAATTTAAAATCTAAATCGTATTCTTCTTTTTTATTTTCTATTTTAGGTTTTTTATTCCATAAATTGTATTTATTTAATATTTTTATACATTCGTTTTTAGAATAAATTGGTTTTTCAATATTCTCTAATTCATAATTTTCATTATATTCAATATTTGTATCAATATTTTTCAATATTTCTTTTGAATTATTTTCCAAATATTTTTGTTGCAATCTAATATTTGTTAAGTCATTAATAATTGTTTCTTCATAATTGACATCATATTTATTATTAGATAATAATTCTACTTTTTTCAATATTTCTGATTTTGTTAACTTTAAATCATTGATATTACATTTATTCCAATTTATTATTAATTTTGATTCTAAACATTTTAATTGATCTTCTAATGTATTATATATAGCTTTTTTAGCATCTAATTCATCTTTGTTATATTCAAATTTTAATAATGATTTACATCCATCAAAAAATAAACTTATATCATTTCTAAATTTTTTTACTATACTATGAATTTCTTTAAACAAATTTACTTTTGCATTATTTATTTTTAAACCAAATATTTGTTCTAAGTATAATTTTTGATCAGTAGATTTCATTAACAAAAAATCGCCATCATTTTGTTGTGAAATAATATTTTTAATCATAAATTCATTTATTGTTCCTAAATGTTTACTAATCCATTCTTTTATTTGTGGATTGCCTAAACAAATTGTTTTCCATTTGTCATTTTCGAGTAAGAATATACCGCCCTTTGTTGATTTTAATTTACCATTTTTATCTAATATTCTTGTTATTCTATATTGTTTATTGTCGTAAATGATTCGTATAGATGTGTAAGAATCTTTATTAGAAGTTTTATATTTTGATATTAATTCGATAGAATTACCTCTTGAACTTCCACTTGGAAAACATTTCCCAAATAAAGAAAAACAGATTATATCTAAAAAACTGGATTTACCACCGCCATTATTTGCTGAAATTAAGTTTACATTTTTATTTGTCAAATCAAAATCAAACCAATTTTTTCCAGAATAACATAACAAATTTTCCCATTCAATGTATTTTAGTTTAAACGTTTTTGAATTTGATATTGTTTCAATTGCATTTTTATAAATATTATAATGTTTTTCAATTTCTAAATTTTTCTTATGCGTACTTGATATTAATTTACTTGACCATTCATTTTTTGGATTAATCAATACTTCTTCTAAACTTGGAACGGAATATTCTTTTGATAAACTATCTTTTGATAAACTAATTTCTTTCATATACAAATTTATCAAATTTTCATGATTCAAATTATTATATGTTATATTGTTAGATTTAGTAGATTTTGTATGTATATAACAATTATCGATAACATATGTTTTCCCGTTTAGTAAATTATGTAAGTTATTTAATTCATTTATTGAAGGATTGCCAAAAATTCTTATTTGTAAATTGTTTGGAAAATCTTTTAATAACAAATCTTCCAATTTTTGATTTTCGCAAAACCAAATTCGATTTTCTATTATTAATTTCACAAAACCATACTTGTTAAAAATATCAAATTCTTTAACACATATATTATTATTATTTTCAATATTCCATACAAGGCCACCGTGTTCAAACAAAGATTCGCCAAAATTTTGCTGTAAAATAGAACCGGAATATGCGGCGATTAAATTACTTTTTCTTTGAGGAAAAATTTGTCTTTTGTGAACATCTCCGAGAAGAGCGCAGTCATAACCTTTGTCTAACCACTCCCATGAATAACCTTCGTTAGTTGTTATTTTGTTTGAAAATTTTGAATTACACATTGTACCATGAAATAACGCAATTGTGGTCGTTACTTCATCATCAAAATCCGGTTTTGGAAATTCTTGTAAATTTTCATTTTTTCCAAAACCTGAGCCGATTTGTAACGAATCTTTAACAGAAAATAAACCAATTCCTAAATTTTTTATTTGATATAAGCCGGTGTCTTTCAAATATTTAACGTTTTTATTAATATTTTTTTCAAATGCTTCTAAAAAATCAATATTATTTTCTAATTCATTTTGTTTAAAATCATGATTTCCTAAAATTAATAATGTTGGCAATATTTTGCCAAGTCCGTGGATAAATGTATTGAATAGTTTAATTCCGGGGGATTCTAATTTTGATTTATTATGAAAAATATCACCGGTAACAATACATATTGCCGAGTTATTTTTAACTGATGATAATTTGTTTAAAAAATTAAATAAATTTTGAAATACTAAAGTAAATTCATTGTATCTAGAAATTGTATAATCGCCATTTCGAATATGAATGTCTGAAATTTGAATAATTTCTGTTATTTTATTTAATTTTGGTATATTTAAATTTGTAACAACCATTTTTTTTCATTTGTAATTTTGTATATATTATAATATATATATGTATGGTGTGCTTATATAAAGTCCAACACTAGTAAGAAAAACCACATAAACGCAAAAATAACTTAAGTATTCAGAGAGAATAGTAATTAACACCTAAGTGGTTACACTATAATAAAAAATGATTAAAATTTATATTTAGAATTTAACAAAAAAGAATTTATTAATAATCAACAGATTATGTCTGATATATGCACAGAATTAATATACGCAGTTTTTCTATATTATACCCTAAAAATTGTGAGAAGCAACATCGCCATACCCACTACAGTTGGATTTCTAAGTGCCACTTTATATTGTTGGATCTTTGGCAAATTATAAAACATAAAAAATTTAAAAGCGTAATTTAAATATTGTATATACATATAAAATGAATTATTATCTAAAACTATTTATAGAAGCTATCTTTGTAGGAATAGGATTAATTATAGTAGGATCTGTTATTGCATTTGCAGTTCGTAACTTTTATCCTAAACCAAATTTACCAGATTCTTGTGCATCTTATAATAAATATTATGTTATGGAATTTACCTTATTTTTAACAGGATTCATATTTCATTTAATGTGTGAAGCTTTTGGTGTAAATCATTGGTATCTTACTAATAGTGCCGCTGCTAATTACTCATCTTAATCTATAATTATATTAAACATTATACGTATAATAATATTTTTGATCTAATATCAATTATTTTATATAATTAATATTAGATCAAAAAAATGATTATTTATTTACTTTAAAATTAAAGTATTCGTATATTTATTAAAACAATAATATTACTTTAGTAAAACAATAATATTATTTTAACAATATTAATTTAATTAAATATGTCTGATTTGAATGATAAATTACCATATTTAAATGATATTACTGATAGAGAATTATTAGTTAAAACCGGTTTTAAATTTTTAAATGGGAATTCTAATTTATCACAACAATATATTGGAATTTCTTATTTAGAAAAATCTTTAGATAAAAACGCAAAACCAAAACCATTTTCAATTAATGAACCACAAGGAAAATTATTAGCTATGTGGTGTGGAAGATTTTATTATCAAAACGGAAATTATACTAAAGCTGAAAAACTGATTAATTTAGCCGCAACATCAACTCTTGAAGGAGATGATGCAGCTATTCAGCAAGCAACCCTTCAACTTACTTTAGCTGCTCATTCTTCAAATTTGGATGAATCTGAAAAATATTTATCTAAAGGAAATATACTAATTGAAAAATTATTAAAAAAAGAAAATCTAGATTTATCAACAGCAAAAGATCCATCAAATGATCATTATGTCTATTGTTTATGTTCTTCTTTCTATTTAGAAACATTATATGAAGCAAATTGGAAAATTGTTGCAAATAATTATTATAAATTAGCCATTAAGGCATGGCCATTATTAAATTATACAAATATTAAAAAAGAAAAACCAGATAAAATAATTAAAATTGGAATTGTATCTCCATTTTTGCATAAATCAAATAGTGTAATTCGTGATTTTGGTGAAACTTTAAAACGTTTACCAAAAGATAAATTTTCTTTACATTTAATTTATTTAAAGGAACAAAATTTACCTATATCTGAAGATTGTAAATCTTGGAATGCTTTATCAGAAATTATTGAAGTTAATAATGAAGTTACTCCATTATATGATAGTGGAATTCCTAAATGGTTATTTGATACGAGACTAAAAGTTGCTAATATGAAATTAGATATGATTCTTTACTTAGATTTAACTATGTCGCCAATGGCACATCGATTAGCAATGAGTAGATTAGCACCAATACAATTAACTTCACATGGTCATCCTGTGACGTCGGGAATTAATACGATTGATTATTATATTTCTTGGCAAGCTGCAGAAATTGATAATGCTGATGATCATTATGTTGAAAAGCTAGTTTTACTTCCATCAAATAATATGCATCAATATCATAATCCTGTATTTGTTGATGGAAAATCAACAATTAATGGTAAAATAGTTCCAATAGGAAAACGTGAAGAACTTTTTCCAGATATTAAAGGAGGAAAACGCTGGTATGTATGTATGCAAAAACCATTTAAATTACATGCATGTTTTGGTAATATATTAAAACAAATTTTAGAAAAAGATCCAGATTGTGTTTTAATATTACATTCTGGAGCTGAAAGATGGAATTTAAATAAAGAAAGAGTTATATATCTAAATCCTCTGCCTCATCATAAATTATTGGCTTTATATAGAGATGCCGATATTGTTTTAGATTCGTATTATGCTGGAGGATGCACAACTTCGAGAGAAGCTTTTGAAATGAATTCAGTTGTAGTAACGTTACCTGCTAAATATTTAGGAGGACGATGGTCATATGCATTTTACAATATTTTAGGAGTGTTTGATGCAGTTGCTAAAGATAAAAATGATTATGTAAAATTAGTTATTAATATTGGAAAAAATATTTCATTAAGAAATACTATAAAATCTAAAATTGCTAATAATCTTCATAAAATGTTTAAAAGCAAAGAAGCCGTAGAAAATTGGACTAAAGTCTTATTAAATATTGCAAATAAAAATTAATTATCATATTTAGAAGTAGAAATACGAAAACAAAGATTAGACAAAAGTCAAATTTATCTGTATCGTATGTTATATGCTGGTTTAAGTAATATAACTTATAACTTATACTAATACTTTTCCATTATTAGTATTTATTATATTATTCATGTATATATATAAAATAAAAAATAAAAATAAAAAATATAAAATATAAAATAAAAAATAAAAAATATAAAATAAAAATTACAAATAAAATAAAAAATAAAAAACAAAAATAAATAATGCTACCATTGTATATTAAATAATATACTTTGCCGGGTCCCAAGTCCGGAATATTTAAGCTGCAGAGGGATATTTTTTTATAATTATATTTAATGAATAATATTTATGTATATGTTATGATATTTCGCAATATTTTTTTAGCATATTAAGTACTAATTTTATCAGTTATATCAACTGTATTTTTTAGTAAAAATTCATGATTATTTAAAAGATTTTTAATAAAATGATATGCATTTTCTACTTGAATCATATTTCTTCCACCGGTTAATATTACTTTTCCACTTTGGAATACAAGAATTGTTACGGATTTACATTGACCAGATCCATTTCCATTACCTCTTCCATTACAGTGTCGAACATTGTATAGAGAGTTACATTGACATTTTCCATTTATTTCAGAAAACGCTAAATTATGATAATATTTAATAATAACTGCTGGATGCGTGATTTGTTCATAACTAGATAATAAATTAAATTTATTATGAATTAATTCATTTAATTCGAATCTTCTAATTGGATAATGATTTGTAAAATCACTATTGATCATAACTTCATTTTTTTTAAAAATTTTGAAATCTTTTTCAGTTGTTCCAAAATATTCTATCATTTCATCATTACATAAAGTATTTGATAAATATTTTATTAAAACATTAATAGATTTATCAATTTGACATTCTTTTGTACAACCTGCAATTTTTATTTTGCCTGAAGTAAATAAAAACATATTGACTTCAACCATAAAGTTAACAGAAACGGTTATATTCAAATTATTTTTATTTTCAATATATAATATATGAGCATAACATCCTTCTTCAAATTCAAATAGTTTAAAACCATTATTAATATCTTCTTCTACAAACTCATAATCTTTATACTGTAATTGTTTTTCCTGTGATTTTCTTAAAACACTTGTAAATAATTTAATTTTTTTGCCTATATTAGATTTATCCTTTTCAATTTCAATTTTAATTTTGTTAAATTGAAAAGCAGTTTGTCCTTTTTTAAATTCATATATATTTTGTTTATCTATTTCAATATTTTTTATTTCTTTATTAGTATTTTTTATTTCTTTATTTGTATTTTTTTTTTCTTTAGGAAAGAAACCAGTATTAGTATTAAAACTACTTTTTGTTAATTTGATTTTCATATAATCTAAAATTCTAACATATATACTAACTTGATTTCTAAAATTTTTTACTTGATTTACTTTTGATTCTGATCTTCTAAACATTGCTTTTTTACATTTTCCTTTTACTTTTCCTCTTACTCCCAATCGTATAATTCCTTCAACCGGTACATTATAATTAATAATATCTAATTTTTGAAAAATGACATCTAATTTCTCTGGAATAATTTTGATATTTGTTTCTAACATATATACTAATGTAGAAATATTAAGATCACTTATCATTTTTAATATTTTATAATTATAGTAATATCTATTTTAAGTATTATTTTATATCTTTTATTATTTATAATCTACTAGTGTTATATATATGATATAAGATTATTCTTATATCATATCATATCATTTTTTTAACAAATTTTTCAATAACATTATTATCTTTAAATTTAAATTTTTTTTAATTTTAATTTTTCACATAAACAATTATGTGATCATTTATTATACCATGACAAGATCTACTTTCTTAAATCCAAAAATTATTGAACTTCAAAATTTGGAGTTCATCAAATTAGATATTGTACCAGGATCGGCTTTACTTACGCAAGCAGATTTTGCAGTAATACATGCTGGTACAATATCCGAACTAGAGATAGAAGTTAATCGTATAACTCAAGAATTAGTTAAATCGACCGCTTCTACAAACCCAATATCATTTTATACTAATAATAATGATACTTCATTTTAT